CTTCTAGTAAGTGAACTCAAAGTATCAATATCAGTATCTTCGGCTAATTCGTGAAAATCATTAATTGAAAGCCACTTAATAGGATTATACATCTGCAAATAAGACGTACCATATGATTGCTTCATTGCATTAGTAACTTTTGTCTTAGCAGTGTAAGTACTTCTATCTAAAGAACCTATTGCATCTGGAAAAACAACCCCATCTATGTGCCCTTCATAGACACCTATCACAGTTTGAATCCATGCAACTTGTTCTGTATCTTTAACAGGGTACTTTCTTACGTCAAAGTTTAAATCTTCTTTGCTCATATTAATGTCCTTTCGTTAACTTAGAAATGTAGAAACCAACTATTGAACCAATTGCGGAACATACTGCATAATCAATATACTTTAGTTCCCGTTGGTGTTTCATTTCTTCTTTATCTTTATAATCTTTCAACTTATCTTCTACAGAATGAACTCTGTATTCTAAGTCGTCTTGGTCTTCTGCTAGTTTTAAGTACTTATCACTAAGTTCATCTAAATCATCTTTCATATCTTTAAGTTCATTTACAATCTGCTTTATGTCAGATTCATCATAAGGTTGACTACTGTCATGCGCTTCTAATAACTCTTCAATATGGCTAATCGATTTTAGAACGTTGTCTTTGCTATTCTCCTTATTCATGTAGTACACCTATTTCTTTGTGTTGATATAAGCAATATATAATGAGTTAATAAGTATAATTAAAAGAAGAAGTAGAATGCCATAGTGTCGTTCATGTATAGTATAACATAATGCTGCTGTATATAATGTAAGCACTAGTTCATAAAATAACATTCGTCTTTTATTAAAATTGGCAAACCATAGTGTTACTAATTTAAGTGTAGCATATATGTATGACACTACAATTACAATCACTAGTAGTTTCAATAAAATATTGGTAATAATTACCACAATACTTTCCCCTCTACTATAATATTGCTTTCAGTTTTCAATAGTAATTTAGCACTTGTGCTAGATTATTATTAGGAGGTTGCAAACGTGGATAAACGTAATAACAACAAGAAGAATTCATCTAAACATGATGGTAAATTTAAGTTTATTACAAACGCCCTATGCTTGATTATTATTGTTGGCTTGTTTGGGTTTGTTACTACAGTCCTAACTAATTACTTTAAAGCCGTGCCTTTAAACACAACAGCTACTATAGTAATGTGCGGTGCGGCTGCATGTATAATATGTTGGCTTGTACGTAAGTTAAACCATGAAAGTTATGTATTTAAGTTAGAAGTCAAACAACTTAAACGTAAAGAAGAGGACAAGCTATCTGATGAATACAGCAGAGGAACCGAAGAACAACAAAATCAAGATTAGAGAGTATGAAGTAACTAATAAAGGTTTACGTAAATATCTTAAAAGGCACTCTATTTCTACTGCCATAATTAGACGAAGTGATAGAAGAGTTACAGATATGCACTATTGTAGTGCCTGCGGAAGACCACTTACTAGTAGAATCAAAAAGACAGATAATTACAAGGCAAGCATTGGTTACTACAGAATTAAACTAGATGAGTACTCAACCTTCTACCTATGTTTAGATGCACGTTTATGTGAACAATACTTAAAAAAGCACAAACATACGGACAAGTTGACAGTCTACAAACTGGGGGAATAAATGTATGGCGTGGACAGACAATCTTCAAAAAGAAATAGAAAAGAAGAAGCAAGAAAACGAGAAACGCACTAAGAAAAGTAATGGTACTGCCATTGATAACTTAATATCAGAAGGTACTCAAGAAATTCTTAATAATGTTGACTTTGGTCAGATTCAAATTCGTGATATGACCGACTTGAAATCTATCTTTGATATTACTAACAAAATAAAAGAACATGAAAGTGATGAAGATGGCGGTGGTAAACTACCACCTTTGAATACAGGCATGGAAAACATTATTGAAAAAGCAGTACATGTTAACTTTAGAAATGTTAGAAATGAAGATGGAACCATAACACAAGAGAAGACAATATCTGCTTCCGATATAGCGAACATGAGTTCTGATGATATTGAACAAATGCTTATGGATAAAGATACACTGCAAAATAATGAGAATGCAGATAAGATTATCTAGGAAAGAAGGAAATATATGGTTTTAGGTTTAATAGGGGATAAAGAAAACACCTTTACTGGAGAACAACTAGCTACAGCTGCTGTAAACACCTTTGGTACAGATGAAATTACACCCGAACAATTCAACCTTTTACTAGACTACATGGTGCCTAGTTTATATATGACTAGGTTTCATGCTATTAAGTCAGGTAAGCAGAAATTTACTTTTAAGGTACCAAACTATGGTGGTAGAAATGCTACTAAGGCAATTGCACACCGCCCTTGGCAAGAAGCAATTGTTAATGACGTGTACCCTAACCTAGCTATTATTAAAGCTCGTCAGCTAGGACTTAGTGAAGCCATGGTTGCATTCTGTATCTGGTGGCTAGACGTGCATTCATCTAGGGGTGTTAATGCACTTTATGCCTTCCCTACAATGAAACAGATGCAGGACTTTGTTCAGATGCGTTTGAATACAGTTCTAGATACTGTTCCATACTACAGAAGTTTGATTACAAATGTAAACTCTATGCAGGTTAAGCAGATTAGAGATTCACACTTGACGTTCCGTACATCTTCGGTACCACGTACTCTGGAAGGTGTTAACGCTGATATGATTCTACTTGATGAGTATGACCACGTTGAAGCGGCAGCCGAACAGTCAGCTGAAAAGTCACTTTCCTCAAGTCCATTCAAGTTAATGCGTAAATGGTCAACCCCAACTGTTATTGGTAGAGGGGTAGAGTTGCTTTACAGTAAGTCTGACCAACGTGAGTGGGTGTTTAAATGTACTCACTGCAATTATGATAACGTTATGAGCTTTGATGACTATAACCCACGCAACCTTGAAAAGAGTGGGAATATCATTCTAGCTAACCCTGATGGTATTCACTTAGACACAGGTACAATTGAGCCAAACACTTATCAATATGTTTGCCAAAAATGCGGTAGACCTTTAGATAGATGGTACAACGGACGTTGGGTAGCTAAAAGACCGGAAGAAACCCTTACTACAGGTGGTATCAGAGGTTACAGAATCAATCAAATGGACGCTGTATGGATAACACCTGACGTTCTTAAAGCAGATGAGCTTAACGCACGTTCTAAGCAAGAGTTCTACAACTATGACTTAGGAATGCCTTACTCTGATTCTAACTTATCTGTTACAGATGCAGATATTCAACGTATTTCAACACCTAGAATTCCTCATGAATTGTATGCACGTGAAGATTACAAGTATGTTGTTGTAGGTATTGACTGGGGAGTTAAGCATACAGTTGTTGTAGCTGGTCTTAAAGAAGTTGAAGGTAAGAAGCTACACATGGATATTATCCGTGACTTCCAAGTTGAAGGGGACAAAGTTACTACTGGATATTCTGGTCAAGATATAGCAAGACTTAAAATGGAGTTGATGAACTTTGAACCTGACGTAATTGTTGCGGATATTGGGGACGCTGGTAACAAAGTACACGATTTGATGGAAGCATACGGGCGTGACAAGGTTTTTGGTTGCAAGTATACCAGTAACCCTACAAGCGGTTTATTCAGCGCTACGGGGCAAATAGACCCCGTCTGGAACGTCAATTCAAACATGGTTACTGTGGATAAGCTAACACAGCATAAACGTGCTATTGGACTTATCAAAGAGCAAAAGGTAAATATCTGGGCTGAAAGAAACGAAGACTGGCTAAGATTCCTTGAACACTGGAAGAACGTTTCTATCCGTAATGAAGAGCAAGCCAATGGCGATACTCGTCAAGTTATTGAAAAGCTTAATAACAAAGCTGACCACTCGGCAAGTGCCATGGTTTACTGTATTCAGGCTATGGACTACATTCATAAACGTGACTACTTAGGTAGTACTGATTTCAATTTTGAATTCATGACACCAAGCAATAACATTCAACCTGAACAAACAGAATTACAGAAACGATTCAGTGAAGAAAGAGGTAGTAAGTACACTCAAGAACTTCCTAAAGATATTTTCGGATAAAACAAAAAGGGCATGTAACCTAATACATGTCCTTTTTATGTTGTTAATATATCAAATAAAGGTATCTAACTTAATATTACAATTTACAATGTTATTGTATACAATAGTCCTTCATTTGTCAATAAATCTTGTCCTTATTTTCAATGTAAAAATCTACAGATTCTCTAAAGTCTTTCTCAAGTTCTTCTAGATTGTTGCCGTCATACATAATATGANCATGCTTTGGTTTTGGCTCTATTGGAACAATAACTTTACCAAACAAGCAATCATCTGGTTCAGAGTATTCTATTGTACCAGTATATCCTTTATAAGTTAATTCCTTACCCGAAAGTGATTCAAATATACGTTTAACCTTTGAAGATTGAGCTGTCATAATTTACCTCTACTTAGTCCATAATGGAACTATTTCAGGTGTTACCTTACCGTCTTTAGCTATCCATAAGAAACCTTGTGAACGCCCTGAACGTAAACTTAGCTTATCACTATAGCTATCTGCACCCTTCATAGAACCAATCATATAAAACAGACCATTTTGTTCTTTAACTTCATAGTGGTGTTCATGACCAACCATAAGAACTTGATACAGTCTGTTATCTTTTTGACCTATCTTAGCAATTATACTAGCATCATGAATATTGTCAATATCCCCATGAATCAATTTAATGTTAACACCATTGATTGTAAGGTGGGTACGGTAAGTACTATCTGGCTCAATATAATCTAAGTTATGCACTGACTTACTCAACAATTTAACAACTGCACCTAATACCTTGTTAAAGCTATCCCCNTATATGTTATTNCGNTAGTTACCATTACTGCGGTCATGATTTCCAGCTATACCAGTATACTTAACAGGTGCTTTAGTATAACTACAGATAGCCGTCAAGAACTCTGATATAAGCTCAATAGCTAGGGTTTGTTGAGTAGCTAGGTCAAACTCTGATTCAAATGCTTGGTCTTGATTTCTCATGTAAAGGTTCTCAATCAAGTCCCCTAATGATGCAACATAGATTTCATCTGGTTCTTGCTCACTAATTCTAGCTTTAATTCTACCCAAATATTCTTTTACAGCTCTTTTCAGAATATCATAGTTAAAAGAGTAGTCGGCACCTTTAAATCTTGAACCAATATGCCAATCTGAAATACCAATTAGCATAGCCCCACCATTACCAACAGGTGTAGGCTTTTCTTCTGAATTGATATTGATATTAAAGTTAACACCACGTAAAGCACGGTCAATGGTTTCTTCTACTTCTTTTTCAACTAGACGATTGTCTGCAAGTTTACGTCTTATCTTAGCAGATTCTCTTCGGTTGTTCTGTTCATCACGTTTACTTAAATAATATAAACCGATTTCTTTATCAATTTGAGAGGTGCCAATATTGTTTAATTGTTTCTTTGATAACTGTTTGGGTAGTCTACCAATGTTTCTTTGGTAGTCACTAACTAAGTGTCTAAAGCTTTCACATTTCTTAGCATCAAAGCCATCTTTCTTTAGCCAGCTACAGATAAGGTTCCAATTCGCACGACCATTCTCTTTTTGTAATTCAAGTTTATAGTCAATTGCTTTGTCCAAACCTTCGGGAGTAATTTTATGAGTTATATCCCTTTCATCTACATATGTGTATATGTCTTTTACTTGATAATGTTTCATTCACTTATTCTCTTCTTTTGCTTTGCCAATTTAATCGTAAGTGAATTATACCATCATAAAATCTTCATAGGTTTGCGCTCTATAACTTACCTAAATCTTTAAGCTTATCCTTAATTTGACTTAAGACTTCTGCTCTATCTTGTTCACTGCCTACAAAGTCGTACTTATCCCCATTAATCATCATCTTGGGCGATTCATTATAATTATCGTACCATGTTTCATAATAAGATAATAAACTCTTATAGTAATCTTCTAATGTTGGGTCAACCGAAGGTTGTTCATAGTCCCTACCACGTTTTTGAATACGTTTAAGCATAGTGGGATACGAAACCTTAATGTGAACCATCAAGTCTGGTGTCTTCTTAGGAATAGCATTCAATGAATCAAGCATATTGTCTAACAAGTTGTAGTAGGTATCAACCTCTTCTTTAGTAGCACGACCCATATCTGCATTCATCTGAAAGAAAAGTGAATCTTCATAGATTGAACGGTCAAGTACATTATTATCATCTGATAATGCTTTTTTAATGCTAGTGTATCTTGTATTTAAGAAAAACACTTGTAGTAGAAAGGCATATTTCTCTGGGTCTTTATAGAACAAAGGCAGTACTGGGTTATTATCTACACTCTCATAAAAGGGTTTAGTACCTAGTTCTTTAGCTAAGATACTTGTTAACGCTGACTTACCTGCACCAATAGTTCCACTTAAAATAATCACTGCCATAACCTATTTTCTTAATTCCTTTAGTTTATTATCAACTTGTTCTAATACAGCCTGCTTATCGTCTTCACTGGCTATAAAATCGTATTTACCGCCATCAATCATCATCTTAGGGGATTCTTCATATTCATCAAACCAACCCTTGTAATAGCTTAATAAACGCTTGTAGTAGTCCTCTAATGTTGGGTCTGTTGTTAACTGCTCATAGTCACGCCCACGTTTCTCAATTCGCTTAATCATAACGTCATAAGGCACATTGATATAGATTAACAATTCCGGTTTCTTGCTCGGTGTGTTAGGTAAGTCTTCAAGCATGTTGTCAACAAGACTAGCATAAGTATCATATTCAGTCTTGTCAGCAGTTCCTGCGTCTGCATTCATTTTGAAGAACAGTTTATCCTCATAAATGGAACGGTCAATTACACTGTCTTTAATCTTTATTGCTTCGTTAATCTGTTCTAATCTTCTATTAAGCAGGTACACATTGAGCAAGAACGTGTATCGTTTCATGTCTTTATAATACAACGGTAAAATAGGGTTACTCTCAACCCCTTCATAAAATGCTTGTGAACCAAAGTGTTCGGCTAAAATACTGGTAAGACTGGACTTTCCAGCACCAATAACACCACTTAAAACTATCATCTGTGCTAATTCCTTCCACGATAAATTATTATACTTCTTTAAGTATATCATACATTTATCCACACAAAAAACCCTTCAACATTAAATTTTTGTTGAAAGGCTAGTTGAGTTTCCCAATTTTTATGTTATAATAGTAAACATGTGATGTTAAAAAGGCGTACCAATGCTTTTAGTCACATGAAAGATTTAGAAATTAAATCTTAACTTATGACAGATTAATTAACAATCTGTTTACCGCAAACATACCTACCTGCGAGGGGGAGCTTACAAAGCTATGTGCGAACATGTATTAGTAGCGGCAGTTTAATAAACTCGGTAACTTGAATACTCGCTTTAATTTAAAGCCCTTGTATTTTAACACCAAGCAGAGGAGCCACTGCATAACAAACGGCTGGATAGCTTTGAGTAGAATGCTGTTATTTCTACTCACGGTGTAAGGCGCCCCAACGTCCGATAGCGCCAAGCCCTTAGTGGGAAAGTTCTAAAGGTCTTGCTGTATAATAATATAGCGTTAGTACCCACGAACATAGAGAACGGGAGGAAGATGCTGCATAGGAACCACTTTGATACTAAGCATATCAGAGGAAGGTTATATCTGAATCTACGGCTGAATAGTGTAGACAATACGATATAGCGCTATGTGGTAGGGTTGCCCCAAGGGGAACTAACCAAGTATTTGAAAAGATATGCCTAGAGGGGTAACTAAGTCCTAGGTTAAGGTTAGTGATTAGGTAGAATTGCTTAATCATACGTAACAGTCTGTAACAACTCGTCCTATTGTGGGAGTAAACTATATTACAGAGTATTTTACGAAGTTAGACTATTGCTTTATTTCTTATTAGTCTAATTAGTAGCCCAGTGACTATTAGTCTTACTATGTCTATTAGTAGTTCTATTAGTACACTCTATTATCTCTAATAGTAGTACTATGTCCTTCTCTATGGTTACTGGGGAATACTCTGTGAAGCCTGAACCTTTGTGGGAGGTTGACTTCTGATATAAATATTAAATCACTTCTTCTTTTATTTCAATTAAAAAGACTTATTACTAAAGTTTAACTTGTTTCTTTTAAAACGTTTTCATTTAGCTTATTAATTGATTTTTCTAATAATTATTTCATTGAATTTCTTTTAGATTTACTTATTGAGATTAATTAGAAATTAATTAAAGATATTAACTAGAATTAAACATGCAGATTTAGTTGCACATTTCTTAGAGATTATTGAAGGATATTCTTATAGAATTAAGATAAAGATATAGATAGAGATTTCTAGGAATTATTCAGGGATATATATATTAACAATTAGTAAGAGATTAACTAGGACTAATTGAAGAAATCATTCTAGGATAATTATCTGAAATTAAAGGAACTATACAGAGATAAAGAATAAGAAATAGAGAAATTACTATAAAATTAACTAACTTAAATGGGCATACTCTGCCCTCAAATAACCTGAAAATAAAGGACTACATTAAGAAAGATAAACAAATTAAGAACTTCTATTCAACCTTATTGAAGGAAGTAGCGCACTGATTGAATTACAATTGCTATATTAGAATACGTAAGAGGAATTAAACCCTTTTACAAGATATGAAGAAGTCTGTTCTTTTGCTTGCCAGTAATACATACTTTCTTACTATCAACAAGTCAATTAGATGCTAATGCACTGGTTAATGACTTATAATATTTTTTCATAATTTCCTTCTTTCACAAGCAGGGTACGAGCAGCAGTCTTGTACCTTGTTTTTGTTTTAAAATTATCTTTACAAATAATGAGCATTATGATATATTATTCATTGGAAACTTAGGTTTCACAACTTAAGTATTCCTCTTTCTGTTTAAAAATTGTAATTCGCAATTAGATTGAAATAGAATGAATCTCCTTTTCTGACGGTTTCGTCATTACGACAGATGGTTCTGAATTTTTGGCTACAAGAAGGTTATGGTATGTGTGGGTGCTGTAACCTTTTTGCTTATTAAAGGTAATTACTATGAAACAATACTTATATCAAGATAAAGTCTACTTAGCTCAATACCTAGCAGGTAAACTAAAAGACTTAGACTATCCAGATGAAATCAAATTACAGCACTCAATGCTATACTTATATGCAAAATATGGCTACACTATTAAGTTACTTCAACCTACCTTTGGGACAGTTGAAATACCTAAGGAATTATTCCCTTTCAACTTTATAGTAGATAAATATGGTTTTGTAGACCATGACTTAGATGAAACAATAGTCTACCAAGAAGACGATTCAGGGAATCTATCTGTACCATCAATAACTGATTATGATGTATTCAGTGATTTCAATCAGTTTAGGTTTAAGTACTTAATTAAAGATGCAATACCTAACTTACGTGAACTAAATTCACTTACAATGGTAACCTTAGCTAGACAATCAACTACATGGCAAGAATCAATGGAACTTAATGAACCTATCAATAAAGACCATTTATTCCTAGATTTTAAGAATTATGCTTATAAACATAAAATAGTTGTTGACAAATAATCTAGATGTGCTATTATAGTAAGTGCAAAGGATAGGACACACTCTGTACGGAAACAGAGTGTTTTCTTTTGCCTTAAATATGCTGAAACACGAACATTAACAGCTACTATAATAAACAAATGCAGTAAATTTGACTTTACATATACGATAATATATAATATAGACAATAGAAGAACCACTTAGGGGGGCATAATAATGCACAACAGATTAGCGGAATTTAGACACATTTCAGGTCTATCACAAGAAGACTTAGCAAAAGTAACTGGCGTATCAGTAGCTTATATTAGAAAGATAGAAAGCACTAAAGCTAAAACCAATGTAACCATTAACATTGCATACAAATTAGCAAAGTATTTTAACACAGATATTGAAACACTATTTGAGTTAGACCTTGACAATTATAGGTAGAATCATGTTATAATAAATAAGTGGTCGCATACGGGTATACTTCACTACCTAGTAGCCACCCTTTGTTACAAAGAAGTTTATTCATACTTCTCGTTATACAATGGCTGATTACTTTTATTCTCCTTAAAAGCAAAGAAAATAGCTCATACTCAATTTCGGGTATGGGCTATTTTTGTGCCCTAAATTACTTAAATAAGTACAAATGCTAGATTATAAATAGGCAAAAGAAGGCTAAAAGATGTGGCTTTCTGACGTGATATAATAACAACGTGTTAATACGATAAGTAGGTGTTTATTTAATTGTCTTATGTGAAAGATGGACTGTGGATAATATCAAAGGCAATATTTAGGGGTACCAAGTATGAGAATGACTGGGTACATATCATGACTTACTACAACGTACATAACGGAAGAATTCTAAGTATGTACTGCACACCAGAAGAGAATCAACCCGTTCGGGTACTAGGCAAGCTTGATGATGAGGATAAAGTACTAACCATAAATGAAAAAGGGCGGTACTTGTACTACAGTAATGACCAAATTAAACATGCCCCTAAAGTGTTTAATTATGCTGACGAAGAAATGACTAAGCGGAAACGATACCATTTAAAAGATGGCAAGATAAATGGAAAAGTTAACTTTTACTATTATGTAGCAGAGGGGGAATAAGTGCATGGCAGATAATCGAACATTTCTCCAGAAAGTTCGTGGAATAAAGCCTACTGATATTGGTAACTACTCTTTACCCACTGAAAATGATGATACTTTTTTCAATTCAATGAGTATGCAATATGAAGACCGCATAAGTAAAGGTTATGACGGAAAAGAAAAAGGTATACAAGACCCACCTAAAGATAGCTTATTACTAGGTAGGTTTAATGTAGAAAATAACCGAGATGGCTATGCACGAAGAATATCTAGGGTAGTACCTAGGAATGTACTAGGTGTATTAAGAGCCTACTCAACCAATTCAGTTATTTCTGCAATTATCAATACTAGGGTTAATCAGGTAACCAACTATGCAAGACCAGCTGACACCTCTCAAGATGGTATTGGCTATCGAGTAAGACTAAGAGATGGTTCAGACCCAACACCAGAACAACAAAAAACAATCAATCGGTGTATGCGGTTTATTGAGAATATGGGTACAGATTATGACCCTACTAGAGATGATTTCAAGGACTTCCTAAGAAAGTTAACTAGGGATAGTCTAATTTATGACCAAGTACCAATTGAACGAACTTACGATACAAGTAGAACTACACCAGATGGTAAAGCTATACTTGACCATGTTTCATTAATTGATGCAACTACCTTTGCTTTCTTAATAGATAAGAGTACGGGTAAGCGAAGACGTACTGGTAACATTTATGCTCAAGTAATAGACGGTAAAATAGAACGTCAGTTCGACACTAGAGAAATGAGTGTCTTTATCCGTAACAAGTCTACAGACCAGATGAGTTATGGCTATGGTAGGTCAGAACTTGAAAGTGCTTTACGAGAAGTTTTTGCTCAAGAAAATGCTGAACAATTCAACGATAGATTCTTTACTAATGGTGGTACTGTTCGGGGTATTTTGAACGTCAAGATGACCGGTAACCCGAACAGACCCGCCCTAGAGCAATTCAAACGGCAATGGCACGCTGCCTTAGAAGGTGGGCATACGTCATGGACTATTCCATTAATGTCAGCCGAAGATGTTAAGTTCGTTAACCTAACCCCAGATGCACAAGATATGCAATATGAGAAATGGTTCAACTACTTAATCAATGTTATCTGTGCTATCTACTGTATTGACCCTTCTGAAATTGGTATGACTAACCGTGGTGGTGCTACTGGTTCAAAAGGTAATTCATTAAACGAAGGCAACAGTAAAGACAAGATTTCTATTTCTAAGGATAAAGGTTTAACACCATTACTTACCTTAATTGCTAATTTCATTACAAATGAGATTATCAGACGGGTTGCTAATAGTAACTATGTATTTGAGTTTGTTGGTGGGGATATTGAAAACCGTATTAAAGAAGCATCTTTAAACCAACAACTATCTAGTTCAATCAAGACTATCAATGAAGTAAGAATAGCTAGTGGTTTACCAAGTTTGGGTGCTAAGGGCGATTTCATAGCTAACGGTAGTTACATTCAATACCAAGGTCAAATTCAACAAAAAGAAATTACTAAGTTCCAGCAACAAACCGAACTTGTCACAATGCTTGAGCAACATATTCAAGAAGTGGTTAACCAACCAGATACACCAGATATTTCAGGTATAAGTTATCAGGATATGCAAGCAGGTATGGACGGCAAACCAGCTAACCCAAGTGGTAAGAGTAACCAAGAGGGTGCTGGTAAAGACGGACAAGCCAAGCAAGTAGAGAATACTAACTCTAGTGGTCAAGGTGGCAAGAACCATAAGAAGAAATAGTGAGGTAAGTAATGAAAGATTATAAGCCATGTAAAGTTAAGTGTAATGCTTAACGTTTACAGATGTAGACGAATAAAAATATACTTGTGCTAGATTATATAGTAGCAGGCATAGTTGATGAAATTACATAAGGTGGTGTTTAAAGCTTGCCAGATGAAAATTATGTAAAGACCTTTGTGCCTAACCTATCAATTAGTAAATCTGAAAAAGGTTCTAACGATAAGGAATGGTACGTTAAAGGCTATGCTTCTACTGATGCAGTTGATACAGATGGAGAAAGCATCAAACCGTCAGGTATTGATTACAGTTACTTTAAAGACAATGGCTGGATAACTTATGAACATGAGCAGGGAGCTGCCAGCATCATAGGTGTTCCACTTGCAGATAAGATTAGAACAGATGACCATGGTTTGTATCTTGAAGGTGTATTGCTTAAAGATATGCCTAAAGCTCAAGAAGTATGGCGATTAGCACAATCGTTAGACGCACAAGGTGCAAAGCGTGCATTAGGTTTTAGTATCGAAGGTAGAGTAACCAGTCGTGACCCAGTAAACAGTAACATTATTACGGGTATGACTTTAACGGCAGTTACTATTACTACCCACCCAGCTAATGTTGAAGCTAGATGGGAAGCTGTAGAGAAGTCAGCATTAATTGGTTATGAGATTAACCCTAGTGAGATGGAAGGCATAGCTGCCTTACGTAGAGAATCACTAGGTGTAGGGCTTAAGAGCCAAGTCGTTAATGCCATTTCTTCATTAAGTTTAGTAATGTCAAGACCAGACCGAAAAGATATTTTGAAATCTGCCGAAGAGCAATTACGTCAAGAAGGTTTCCTTAATAGAAATGACTTGACTTTAATTTTGCAATTAGGCGCAGGTATTAGTGAAACAGAAGCAAAGTCCTTTATTAAAGATAATGTGGAAGGGGTATAAGACTTTCAATGCCAAAAGATATAAAGAAAAGTGTCCTTGAAGAGTTTGAAGACAAAATTAAGTCAGATGCTGAAAAGTTGAAAGACACTGTAGAAGATAAAGTTGAGCCTAAGGAAGAGCCTGAAACTAAGGCAGAGCCAAAGGAAGAACCAAAGGCAGAAGATTCCAAGGAAGAAACTAAAACAGAAGAACCTGTTGAAGAGAAACCTAAGGAAGAAAAGCCAGCTGAATCAGAAACTAAAGAAGATAAGTTACCTAACGAAGAACCTGAACCTAAGGTAGAAGATTCTAAAGAAGAGGAAACTAAAGAAGAACCTTCTAAAGAAGAAGTTTCACATGAAACAGAAGAAAAGCCTGTTGAAGACACTGTAACCAAGAGTGAAACAGTTGTTTCTGAACCAGACGTATATGGCGATACTTTAAGTGCTATTAGCAAGTCTTATGACGTTATGCGTGAACGTCAAGATAGTGTTCAAAAGAGCGTAGATGCTTTAAGTGAAACTATTACTAGCTATGGAGATGTAGTTGAAGAACTCAAAGGTTTGTTACCTCAATTAACTACTGTAGTCAAATCATTAGTAAATGATGGTGCAGATACAGTTACAGAAAAGGTAGAACCTGATGCAGACCCAGAAGAAGTAGCTGCTAAGTCAGCTAAGCTTGAAGACGAGCAACATGCTGAAAAGATTTCTAAGTCAACTGATGCTAAAGAATCAGAAGCAGATATTGCTAAGAATGATGATTCAGACGCAGTCAGTGAAGTAATTAGCAAGTCTAAAGAAACAGAACCAGAAGTTGAGAAGTCAACTAATGTTGAAGCTAACGTATTATCAGATGAAGATGTACAACTTACAGCTAGAGGTAAAGTAGGTGCCTTCCAGCAACGGTTCCAAGATGATATTCGTAAAGGCTTTATTTCAGAAAACAGTATTGATGTATATACGGATAAAGTTGCAGACGTTATCAGAGGTAATGCTAGTCGTGAAGAAGCAGAAGCCTTCATTGCCTATGCTGACCACGCTGAATAAATTTAGCAATTGCTATATTAATAATATACAGATAATTTAAAGACAAGAATATAGATGAGATATAAGAAAGAGTGTGTTTAATAGATGCCTTACAAAAATAGGGAAGCATTAAATCAAGCTCAAGCTACTTCTCAAGGTTATGCCATTAACAAAACCTTAGATAGCATGGGTGCCCGTGTTGTAGATGACAGATTAGCTGGTTTAAACGGTAATGTTGTTAAGTCCGCAGCAGCAGCAGGTAATAAAGTTGCTAAGTCATACTTAGAAAAGGGCGAGAAGATTGCTAAGTCAGCTGGAGATGGTGGTACTATCGGTACTAACATTGACCCAACTACTGGTTTAGGTGTAGACGGAGATGGCTTTGGTACTGTAGCAGCTTTACGAAGAGAAGCACTTTCAGATACTGTTCGTAACATTACTTACGGTAGAGATGCATTTATCTTCTACAGACGTATACTTGAAAATGCAATTCCTGCTAGTCAAACAGTTGAGCAATACACATTGTTTGATAAGCGTTCGCCAGTAAACCACGGCTTAACTAACTATGAAGGTATGGTTTCAAGACCTACTGCACCTCACATGGTTCGTAAGTTCGTGCCAATGAAATACCTATCCAAGACTAACCAAATGTCATTACAAGCTACATTGGTATCTTCTGTTGAAGACCCAATTGCAGTTTATGATGAAGATGCTATTACTGGCTTGATTAGTGCTATTGAATGGCAATGTTTCTATGGAGATGCAGACTTATCCAATTCCGCAGAACCAATGAACGGTACAGAATTTGACGGTTTGAACAAGTTAATTCCTGCATCAAACGTTATTGATGCTGGTGGTAACGTTCTTAGTGCCAAAATGATTAGTGATGCCGCTATGATGATTCAAATGAAGCAAGGTCACGCTACTGATATTTTCTTACCAGTAGGTGTACAAAACAGATTCGTTAATGAAATCATGGAAACTAAGGCATTGCAACAAGTTGGTGTTCGTGATACTGGAACTGATGCTTACAAGTATGGTTTCACTATTGACCAATTTGTAACTTCAACTTCTGGCAAATTGAACATTAACGGTTCTACTGTAATGAACATGCAAGAACAATATGACCCAGATGCCGTAGGTTCCGCAGGAGATGCTCTTAAACCAGTTGTAGCTGCTGAAAAGGTAGAAAACGCTGGCGGTAAGTTCCGTAAAGGTTTCGAAGTACATGAAGATGGTTCAGACGCACAACTCAACTACAAGGTTGTAGCTACTGTTGGCGTTGATACAGCTACACCAGCTGAATTATCCATTAGCATTGCAAACCCAACTGACGCTGTTAAGTTGAGCATTACTGTTCCTTCATTAGCAGACAACATTGCGGACTTTGTAACTGTTTACCGTCAAGCCGAAGATGGTTTCTTTTGGGCATTGAAACGTATCGGTTTACGTGATGCTAACGCAGATGGTGTAATCGAGTTCATTGATAAGAATGACCGTATTGCAGGTACCGCAGATGTATTTGTCGGAGATATGTCTAAGAATGTTATTGGTTTGTACCAATTACTACCAATTGACGTATTGCCATTGGCACAATTCTCTGCTACTTACACATGGACTTACCTATGGTTCGGTGCATTAGCCCTATTCATTCCTAAGCGTTGGGTACGTATCACGAACGTAGCAAACACTGGAACAGAATTTGCACGTTAGTACCAAATAATTTACAAGAGAGTGAGCTTACGGGTTCACTCTTTTTTGTTAAGAGATAGAGATTTAGAAAGAGAGAAACATATGTTTAAGCACAAATATTTAAGAGATACAAGTTTGAATTCTTCTGTAGGTAACATTTACATTGACGAGCATGGTCTAGTTAAGAACTATTCCGCAGAAATGCAATCATTAATGAACATTCTACCCGATTTTGAATCTGTACCTTTAAATAAAGCAGACTTAGAAAAAGCTGACAAGCCAAAGAAGGAACCTTCTAAAGAACCTGTTTCACATGAAACAAAGAAAGAAGAACCTAAAAAGGAAGCTGAGGTTGAAACCAAGAAAGCAGAAACAAAGCCAAAGGCTAAAGCTAAGGCAAAACCAGCTGCTAAGAAAGCAACCAAGAAAGCTACAAAATAAATTAGACACTCAAAGGAATGATAGCCAATGTCATATTTAGATTTTGATGCAAGTAATATATTGCCTAATACAGCTGGTATGCGCCAAGTCGGTAACAAGGCACCTTATGGCTACCCAAACCCTAAGCATATTGACTTAGATAAGATTGATAAGTTGACCCTTGCAGACTACCACCTCACAAAAAGAGATGTAGAGATGTATACATATGGTCTTTCAATCAAGGACAAAGAAACGGGTCAAGAGATGCCCGAAGAGAACTGGAATACGTTCATTATCAAGGCTATTGCTGAAACTGAACATGCTTTGGGTATAACTATCTTTCCTATACCTATTGCAGATGAGTTACATGACCATAACCTATCTGAATACTATGCTAACAACTTTATTCAGCTAGATAAGCACCCAGTGGTTCAAGTGCAACAGATAGGTATGACTTTCAATGGTCAGCCAATAATGAACTACCCTGCACCTATGTGGAAGGTTTACAACATTTCAGGTCAAATTGAAACCTATCCTGCCGATTTAATAGGTAATGGTGGAGGTTACACTGGGGGTAACTTTTCCCCTACAACGTTAGGTTTAGCAGGCATTCCTATGTGGAACAACACCAACCTAACAGTAACTAACTATGCACCTCAAATTCACACTGTATCTTATGTTGCCGGTCTGTTGCCACCAAAGGATAATTTGCGAGTTAGACCATGGGAGATGCCAGAAGATTTAAGGGCATTAATATGCAAGAGAACACTGGTTGATGCCCTAGAAATATGGGGAGAGTTAATCTTAAAACCCGGAATTGCTGGTACAAGTATTAGTGCTGACGGGCTTAGTCAAAGTGTTCAATCTGCCATGTCAGCCGAGAACACTGGTGCATCTGCCCGTTTGATTTTGGTTAAGCGTGAGATTGCCGACTTAATGGAAGGTCTAGGCAATTACTTTGGCGATAGCAATACTATGTTAACCACGTTATAGGGGGTTAGTAATCTATGGCTAAGGAAACAATTGCAGAGCTTAGAGGGCGTATTGATAACTATGCAGATGATTTATACATACCACTAAGTGAGCGTAAAGCAGACGAGAATGGCAAAGTTCCATCAGGCGAAGATACAGATATGTCTAAGCTGGAAACGCAAGAAAAAGAACCAGAACTACCAGACGTAAAAGTTGAATCACACAAGAAGAGTGAAGAGGTATCAAACAAGCGTCCATCAGTTAAGGCAGATATACCTCAAGTTATGCGTGACCAAGCAGAATTTGATGCCTTTGTAGAGAACATGGGTGTGCCTACATTATGGCAGAAGGCTTTTATTTGCCCTTGTATTGACCCAGTTACGCACCAAGCAGACCCTACTTGCCCTATTTGTCATGGAACATACCGTGGCTATTTACCAGCCGAAAAAGATACTATGGTAGCTATTCAAAGCCAAAATAGAAGTACAACAAGAACTAAACAGTTCGGTAACTTAGACTTAGGTACAGCAGGAGCTACTTTCAAGTCAGACGCAAACATAGATACATTTGATAGATTAACCATTCCTTCTTTATACACAAGACAGAACTTTGTATTTAACGTCAACAAAGAAACGTTAAAGTCGGGTTTCTATATTCCATATGAGATAAGAGATATTCTTTATATTATCAGTCGTAATAATGGTCAAATGTATGAGCCAATTGAAAACGTTGACTATGCTTACAAAGAAGACACACGTAAGATTTATATCTTCAACAAGAAGTTATTGGGTAGCACTATTTCACTAATGCTAAACGTAACATTAAGGTACATTGTGTGGAACGTAGACCGTGATACACGTTATCAATATAACCCTGTTTCACATGAAACAGAGAGATTAGCAAGGCACGCTATTCTTAAAAAAGAAAGTGTTCTAATAGAGAACATACCAACCGCAACGCAATCAGATTCAGATTTAGATGACAAAGAGAAACAAATATTATCTAATAGTGCAGGTTTATCCAGAGAAGGTAAACGATTAATGGAACTGCAAGAACAAGCAGACTTTGGGTTAGGGGACTTGTAATATGACATACATGTCAGACGATTTAGCCAACATAGCCAACAATCTTAAGCAGATGGTTAATGCCCAAAAGCACAACGCATTAGTTGCAGGACAAAGAAAAGCCATTTCACTAGGTGCAGAAGCAAAGATAACTGGTAACCGTTATTTAGATGTAACTTTCAGTAAACGAAGTGCTACTGGTGGTGTTATTGACTTAAAGGAAGGCTTTGAGCGTGGAGCGTCAGCCCGTCATAAGAAAAATGGTGGTTGGTACACAATCGTTCCAATCAGACGCAAAGTATCTGATATGACAAGACAAGCCTACAACCAAGTTAGAGAACTAGAAGGCATACCAAGTAGTACACGTTATATAGACTACTTATATGGTGGAAAACCCCTCACAGATGACGCTTTAAGTAGTTTTGGCATAACTACCCAAACACACGGTGGAAACCTCTCACGAGTTGCTAAAGGGGCAACGAAGGGCAATTACTATGCATTTAGAACAGTTTCCGATAAGTCAGCACCTAGTTCATGGTTACTGCTAAGAGATAGGGCTAAAGCGCAAGCAGAAGAGAATGAAAAACTAAAACAGATAGGGGACACAATACAACAGACCCTTATGAGTTATGGAGAGTAGGTATATAAGTGATACCCGTTATAGACAGCTACTTTGCAGGCAGGTTCAAAAAAAATCTGAATGCTATATTAGAGAGTGTAGATGATAAAGACCGTGAGCATTATTTGTTAGGGGAGATTCTTCAAGGTTATGGAGAAGACGCTACTAAGAAGTTCGAAAATGCTTACGGAATTAAAAATGGTACAGCAAACCAAGAGGTTAGTGTTTATCTAGCTTATCCAGATTCTACACAACAAACGAATGCATGTTATGTAATAACACGAGGTTCAAGTGAAGAAAGTTCTGAACTAGGTGGACTAGGAAATAGTATGAGTGACGGTAACGAGTTGGGGCGTACCGATAGCTACTACAATCTGTCTAGTGATGAGCAAGCAGTTATTCAATATGATGATGATGGCTACTTTATGGAAACACAATATCCAATACTTGAGATTAGAAGCATAAAAGAAACAGATAGGTCAATGATTGACTTTGATAGTTTTGAAAAAGGCTCAAACAGAGTTCCTTTGATTTCTATCTTTGACCCTAGTTTTGTAGGGAAGATGTTTCATGTTACTTATGAAAAGCAAGATACTGGTTCACATAAGGATATGGGTAACTACATGGTTGGTTATTCAGCACAAGAAAGCATAGTTATTTCTTCATTAAGTAATAATGCAGATACAGCTAGAGAGTTAGATTCAGTTCTAAAGTTCATTCTTATCAATATGCGTGAAGGTGGTAAGGAATCTAATTACTTTCAGTTACCGCATATCAAGTCAGAGCCATTATCACTAGTTAACTTAAAGGAAGATGGGGATTCCCCTATTTATGTTATTGACACAACAGTGACCTACACAACAAATTACAGTGTATCTAAAGATTCTGCTACACGAATCAACAATATTATTTATCATCTTAAAGCTGACGGGGAGGTTTAGCACATGGCTAAAGCAGTGGAAAGCAAAGACAAACAAGAGAATAAAGTAATTAACATGCCATACGTTTCAGTCGATACGTTTCTAGAATCTGCTACTAACTATCAGCTAGATGGTATGCAACAAGTAGCTTTCAAGGTAAAGATGCGGTCAATCGGTAAGTATGAAATGCCTACATTAGAAGACTTTGTACCATACCTTGAGGAGTACTTGGGAATTGAGAAATAGGAAAGCAGGTAACTAACGTGGCGATTAAAAAATATCCAAACCGTAAAATGGTTAGACCTAACGTTTCTGTTGAAACCAATAGTGACCAGCTAGTAGGTTCTGCAAGTGACGACAGTATTAAGAAATTAATGCTAGTAGGTATGGCTAAAGGTGGGGAACCTAACAAGATTTATCGAATCAGTACATATGCTGACGCTAAGGCGATTTTCCGTGGTGGAGATTTACTAGATGCTATTGAAGTAGCCATGACACCTAATGATGAATATCATTCAGGCACAATCTTAGCTGAACGTGTAGGTAAGGCTACTCAAGCAAGCTATGTAAACAAAGGGTTAACAATTACGTCAAATGCATATAGTTTAGATGCTAACACTATTCAAACAGCATTGACTAAGAACACCTTAAACAATACACATACATTAACTGTATCGTTTGCCATGGATAACTACACAAAGATTTATACCAACTTAGGTAAGATTTTTGGTATTTACTACACTGGTACACAGAACTACACAGACGTAAGTGTTGAAGTAGACAATGCAGATGACGGAGAAAAGCATACTGGTTTTGCTACTAAATTAGTTCTAAAAGCCGGTGCAGATAAGAGTTCTGCAAGTGTAGTAAAGGAATTTCCTCTAGGTCAAGGTGTATATACAAGGGTTAGTGCATTGATTAGTGCAATCAATGATATTGAAGGTTTTAATGCGGTTTACTTCTATCACGGAAACAAGAACATTGAAACTAAGTACTTAGACCCAGTAGATGGGCAAGAGATTTCCAAGAATGGCGAAGCACCAACTTATCTAAACTCACTGGGTGGAGATATTGTTACAGCTTTGGAATCAGAAGCAGACCCAGCAATTTCTGCTGAATATAGCCCAATTGGTGGAGAGCCAGATACTTATGACCTTACTACTCTAAGTGGTGGTAGTTCTAGTGAGGTTCCACCTGCAAGTTGGGCTAAGGAGTTTAGTAACTTTGGTACACAAGGTGGCTACTACTTAGTTCCATTAACAGATGATGTTACGGTTCAAGCCGAAGCTATGGCATTCTGTGCAGACAGAAATAGTGAAGCAGACCCACGTTCATTAATTGTTGGTGGTGGAATTAACGAAACAGCTAACTCTAGTGTTCAAAGAGCTTTTGCTTTAAGAACAACAGATGCACGTGTTGCGGTTATTTCATGTTCCGGTACTAGAAACATGAACAATGGTGTAAAGCAAAATCTACCTGCATATATCATTGCCGCAATGGTTGGTGGTTTAGCAACTGGTTTAGGTGTCGGAGAATCGATTACGTACAAAGACCTTGGACTGATTGATGTTGACCAAAAGTTCACTAAAGAACAACTTGATATGCTTGATTCAAGCGGTGTTATCAGTATTGAGTATGTACGTAACAGAACTGGACAACAGTTTAGACTTACGAACGATATTACAACTGCCATACCAATTACAGATGACGTAGGTGTTACAGAACTTGGTACGGGAGAAGTTATTGATTTCTTTGCTACAGATATGCGTTCACGTATTGAAGAGCTTTACATTGGTACAAGTACCTCTCTAGCAAGTGCTTCTGATATTAAAACAACCATAATCGGTATTTTACAGCAAGAGCAGAATGCTGGAATCGTTCAGGACTATAAAGAATCAGATATTCACGTAACTGTTTCAGGAGAATCTGTATTGATTCAAATCGAATGTAGTCTAGTTCGTACAGTGAAGAAGATTAAGATTGGCATTACGTTCAAAGACGAAGTAATTAGTGCTTAATTAAGCTAGGGGGAATTTAAATGGCTGCTGTCGGAGGTCATAACCAATGGACTGGTGGTGCCGCTCAAACCGTTGTTACGGGTAACATGATTGAGCTTACTATTAACGGTAAGAGAATCGGTAAAGCCCAAGCTGCATCAAGTCGAATTGATTATGGTACACAAGGTATTTATGAGTTGGGTAGTATCTATCCAGCAGAACACGTATACCTTAAATATGAAGGTACATTAACTCTAGAACGTGTAGTTCTAATTGGTGGTAGTTTGGCTAAGTCACACTTTGCACCACTTGGAGATGACGTTTTAGCAACTGGTACTGTAGACGTTGTTATTAAGAATAAGGATAACTCAAACGAAGTTGTTTGTGCTTATATAGGCTGTACTGCACAGAACTATAGCATGGAAACTCGGGCTAACACAACCTTGTCTGAAACAATGAACATGACGTACTTAAGAGCAAGTTTAGTAGATAAATAATCTAATTAATAGAGTAGTTAGTAGCTACTCTATTTTTGTGCTTAATAAAGGCTAACTATTCGTAAGTGAAAACCTGATATAATTGTAATAGTAAAAATGTTAATGCTAGATTAGTATATGAAAATAAGGGTAGGTAGAAATGCCAGAAAAGCAAGCAAAAACAAT